TCGCCATCGACCACGTAGCCAGCGAGGCCGCGCTCTCCTCCGTCGGGGTAGCTGATGCTGTGCCCTCGTCGTACTTCGTACTTCATGCGTTTCGGGTTAGGATTTCTGCTTGGACGGAGAAGTGTGGGCAGGGGGGCAGCGGCTCCATTCAACCGCCGCCCCCTTAGCGTCAGACCTCGAAGTCGAAGGTCGAGCCGTTGCCGGTGAAGTACGGCGACATGATCACCGCGACACCGTAGTCGCACGTTGCACCGACGCTTGTCGCGCTGATACGGATGTAACGCTCGGTCTCGTCAAGGTTGATGCGACCGACCGCGACGACGTTGTCAGCGGCTGCGAGGATCTGCGTGAACGCAGCGCCAGTGATGTCAGCGAAGGCATCGCCGCTGCCGTTGTCAGACGACTGCTGCACCTTCACGTCGAGGCTGGTGGTGATGTCACCAGCGGAGACGATCACGAGGGCTTGGTGGTAGCCCTTCGTGTCAATGCCAGCACCATCCGTGGTGGCGGCTGCGTAGGCGTCGGGATCAATCCCGACCACGGCCTTGAAGGCCGCCATGTCAGAGAGACTCATGTTGCTACCTCAGGCGGAAACGCTGAAGGACTCGGGGTGACGGAGAGCGACGTCCATCCGCATGGTCGCGCGGATGTGCGTCTGATCCTTGGAGAACGCGTCGTCAGAAGTGTCAGACGCGAGCAGGCGCATGCCGCCCCAGCGGCACACGATGACGTCGTCGAAGTTGCCGAAGAGGATCGACGCGCTGTTCGCAGCAGGCGTCGGAAGCTGCGTCGAGGTGCGCACGGGGTAGCCCATGAGCCGGTCCTCAAAGCCCTCGGTCGGGTTCGTCATCATCACAGGGATGTGCGCGCCGCCGCCGTTCTCGGTGATCTGACGGCACTTCGACAGCGCAAGCGGGTGCATTGCCCAGCCGAGCCTGCCGCGCAGAGCGTTGGCGTTCGACAGGTCGTCAATGAAGTCCATCAGCTCCACGATCGTCGGAGCAACGGTAGCCGTTAGCGAGGTGCTGGTGGTGCCGATACCGGCGGTCTGGATGATGCCGACCGGCTCGCCAGCGCCGCC